TCTTGAGCGTGAACTTGGTGCTCCTGACGATGAGGAACCTGCTGAAATTCAGGCAGAGTATCTTGAAGGGGCCGTTCCTAATGAGATTACTTTTAATTTCAGCACGGCGGATAAACTTACTGCTGATCTGACGTTTGTGGCCGGAGATTCCGCTACCGTTGCTGGTGATGTTGCTTTGCGAAGTGCAGCCGGAACGGTGGTTACTGTTACGGAGTCTGATGCTTTCAATACTTCATCCAATGTGGTTCGGGTGAATATGCACGTTATCAGTTCTACTGATGCGGCTCCGACCCCCTTGCTTGGGTTTTTTGAAGAGTTCACCATTGCAATTTCTAACGGCGTTACGCCCAACAAAGCCATTGGCACGATTGGTGCGTTTGATGTGTCCACTGGGAACTTTACCGTCAATGGTTCGGCCACCGGGTATTTTGCGGATGTCGCGTCTAAGGCGGCTGTGGAAGGTAATTCAGATGTTACCATGGACGTTCAAGTGGTGAAGGATAACGCTGGTATTACGCTGGACATTCCGTTGATTGCTCTTGGTGGTGGCCTGTTAAGTATTGAGTCGGATCAGCCTATCAAGGTTCCTTTGAACCACGAGGCGGCTTCTGGTGCTGCGGTGGATGCCAACATGGATCACACCCTGCTGATGGTCCATTGGGACTATTTGCCTGATGCGGCTGAATAAGTATTGTATATACTATTTTTGTAAATAATGGTACATAATAGTATTTGACTGGTTTAGGTAGAAATTTGTTTTGGAGATTTAGAATGGGAATTAAAGCCACATTTGGTGTGACAAAGGAAACTGTTAAAGAGGGTGTTTGGATTAATTATGGTGATGATGAGAAAATCAAAATCAGTATGGTTAGTCCCCACAACACCGAATTTCAGAAGGAAATGAATCGGCTTCAAAAGAAATATCGTCGGGCGATTCAACTGGAAACTCTGGATGATGAAGAGGGCAATGAACTCCTTCATCAGGTTTATGCCAAGACGATTGTTCTGGATTGGCAGGGAATTACTGAGCCAGATATTGAGGATGAGGATGCTCCAGAGATTCCATTCTCTGTTGAAAATTGTGTCCGGGTCTTTAAGAAGTACCCACACTTGTTTGCGGATATTCGTGAACAGTCACAGAGCTTGGCCCTGTTCATGGCGGCTCAACAGGAAGTCAACGCAAAAAACTTACAGCCGTCCTAAGCTATCATCTGCGGCTAGGGCGGAGTGAAAAAAATATTGCCAGTGTCTGTAAACGGAAGAAACTACCTTTACCAGACAGTGTAGAAAATGCTCCGGTTCTTTTACCGGGGCTGGAGCTTTTCTATACTGCATACTCAGCATTGAGCACCTGTAGGCAGATTGGTATGGGTGTTGGTCCGATACCGTGGACAGCAATAGTGCAGTATATAGAGTACCATGAGTTTACAAAAGAACAGGCAGATGAATTAGTGTACTACGCTTATCAGATGGACAACGTGTATATAGAGTATTTCAATGCCAAGCAACAAAAATGACATTAAAAATTTTGATAAGACTCTCCGAATACTGAGTAAACGGATTGAGAAGGGGGCAGAAACTCGTGTCCGAAAGGTTGCACTGGTTTTGGATCAGGTTTTAGTTACCGGTACTCCCGTGGACACATCCCGTGCACGAAGTAATTGGATTGCTTCTATTGGTGTTCCCATTTTAACAAATACTCCCCCAGATGTGGATGGCAGAGAAGGTAATAGATCGGCTGCAATCTCAGCAGCCAATTCCCGTTCTTTGGCTCAGGGATTACAGGCTATATCCGCTTGGACGATTACTATTGGGCAGGACATTGTTATTTCAAACGGTGTTCCCTATATTAATAAATTGAACGAAGGTTCTTCAGCCCAAGCTAGAACAGGCATGGTTAAACCGGCATTGGCTGCGGCACAGGCTGCTTTTAATTCAGGGAGTATTTTATAATGCCTCTTGTTGAAGGAATTATTATACGAGTTACAGCCGATGGGGTGGAGGTTGTTCGGGATAAGTTTAATAAACTTGGTTCTTCTGCACAGAAAACGGCAACCAGCGTGAGCTTCTTAAAGAAAGCTCTGTTGGGTTTTGGTGCTATTTTTGTTATTCGTGGTATCATTAATTTGTCTGATGAGTTTACATCATTGACGAACCGGGTTCGTATTTTTACGGAGAGCCAGAAAGGGGCTAATTTTGTTATTAAAGAGCTTGCTGAAATAAGCAATAAAACACGGGTGAGTATTGCGGCATCTTCTGAGGTGTATCAACGATTTCGTATTTCAGCAGGTCAGCTTGGACTTTCACAAAGACGATTATTGGATATAACCGAATCAATTACTAAATCTGTACGAATTTCCGGTGCAACCGCACAGGAAGCTACGGGTGCTTTGCGGCAGTTGTCGCAGGCATTTAGTGGTAATAGATTGTCCGGGCAGGAATTAAACTCTGTGTTGGAGCAGTTGCCGTTTGTGACTCAGTTGATTGCTAAAGAAATGGGGATTGCTACTGGGGAGTTGCGGAAGCTGGCTAACGAGGGGGCAGTTACTTCTAAAATTCTTATTGCTGCATTTGAAAATGCTAAGGATGAAATTGAGGATAAATTTGGTCGTGTAATACCTACGGTTGCAGAATCTTTTGTGGTATTGAAGAACAATTTGTCTTTATTTGTAGGAGAGATCAATAAATCTACGGGGACGTTCAGCACCCTAACAACACTTATTTTGAGTGCAGCAGAATCAGTCAAGTTTATTACTCAGTCTATGCAGTTGTTTGGTATAGAGTTTGATATTTTAATTAATAATCTTCTTTTTGATATTGGTTTGTTTTTATCTAGGGTAATTGGTGCATTTAATGGTTCTGTTGCGGCTATCGAGTCTGCATGGGGTGATCTTGGGGCTATTCTTCTTGCTTCCGTAGTTAGGGGTATAAACGCAACACTTAGTGCTCTTGAGGGCATGTTAGATAGTACACTTGCATTCTTCCAAACTATTGGGGATGTAACAATTAATTTTGTAAAAATCAACGCTGCGGCATTTCAGCAGTTGGGGGCGGCTGTTCAAAATTCTATGACCGGTAATTTTGAAGTTGCTGAGCAGATTGCAAGCGAAGCGGCTTTTCAAATGAGAAAATCTTTTGAACGATCTTTCGGCTCGTTTGGCAAAACTTTTGAAGATAATTTGGCTAGTCTTGACGCACAAGACCTTTTTGGTACAATTACGGAACAAGCCCCCAAGACATTGGCTGAAGCAGGGGCAGATGCTGCGGCTGCATTTACCACTGCTTTTGAGCAGGGTTCCAGTTTCGGTATTATTGATCTGGCACAAGAGAATCTAATTCAACTGGAAAAGGAACGGGCACGGGCCATTGATGATCTTGCTAAAGTGTTTGCGGATGCAGATGAAAAAATAACGGACTCAACCGAAAAGGGCAATAAGTTTTTCAAGGGCATGTCAAACGGGTGGAATAAAGTCAAGGAAGACGTACAGGCATTTGCTCTTATAGGGGCACAAACGATAGAAAATGTGTTGGATGGTATGGGGGATGCTTTTGCTGATTTTGTTACCACCGGAGAGTTGAGCTTTAGTAAATTAGCAGACAGTATCTTGGCCGATCTGACGAAAGTGTTGGCGAAGATTTTAATCATTAAATCTGTTGAAGCAGTGTTTGGTGGTAATCCTTTTGCAGGCTTAGCCGGGGGCACACCTGCACCTAAAGGCCAAGCCATTGGGGGTTTTAATCAAGCTGGTCGCCCACTCATGGTTGGTGAGGGTGGCAGACGAGAACTGTTTGTTCCACAACAGAATGGAACGATAATTAACAATACTAACACTGAAAGTATTATGGCTCCCCCACAGGTAAACTTGAATGTTGTTAATGTGACTGACCCGAATGAGGTGGCTTCAGCACTGAATACCCCCGGTGGTGAAAAAGCCGTGTTAAATGTTTTGCGTAAAAATAGACGATCTTTGAGAGGGTTATAAATAATGGCATGGCTTAAAAGTAAATCTGGTGAACAAGCAACAGATCGTAAAGACTTGCTTGATATTATGGTGGCTTTATGTACTGAACGGCATGTGGCCTCGGCAGTTGTAGCTGCTGGTGGGACTACTTATTCTGTTGGAGATACACTGACGGATGCTTCGGGTACGCATGATTTTGTAGTTCAGTGTGAAGTAGCATCCGGGGGAGCATCCTATGTTGTGGGTGAGGTACTTACAATAAGCGGGGGCACAGCTTCAGTCACAGCTACAGCAACGGTTACGAAGGTTTCTTCCGGGGCTGTCACCGAAGTTGTTGTCCTTGAAGCAGGAGCATATTCATCTAATCCAAGTAATTCAGTATCTACGACAGCCTCAGCATCCGGCACAGGTTGTACGCTTGATCTTATATTTAAAACCCGACACACTGCTGAGTTTGAAGTTTTAACTGTCGATGGTGGTGGAGCAGTCTTGACGGTTCGTGTTGCAAGCTGTGGAATTTATTCGGCTGATCCGTCAAACCCTATTGCAACAACTGTTTCTCCGGCTGGTGGTTCTGGATGTACACTCACCCTAACCATGGCCAATGGGGGCTGGAACATTCAACGCAGCAACGCCCCTTCTGAGAGAGAAGTAATTCTTCAAGGAACTGGAGCCGGTTCGGATGAGATTTATGTTGGTGTACGAACATTTCTTTCACCAGCCAATGGCTACAAACAGTGGGAGCTTGCGGGCTTTACCGGGTTCGACGCTAACTTGGCATGGGCCTCACAAGCGGGTATTAGCCCCGGTCGGCATGAATCACCAACCAACGGTGGCTGTTGGATTCCTCTTGATGATGTTACAATGGATTATTGGTTTGCTGTGGACAGCAATCGAATTATCATGGTAGCCAAGATTGGCTCTCAATATCCAAACATGTACATGGGGTTTTTGAACCCATTCTCCACCACCTCTGAATATCCGTATCCACTGTATATCGCTGGATGTACCAGTGATGAAGAATTTTTGATTGGTACGTCAGGATTCGGTTTTGGTGGTTTAACCAACCCTATAGCAAAAATATTAACGGAAACACATGATGGTCCCGGTGAGGTGCGGTTTCCGGGGGGTTCTTGGCGTAATGTGGCTAATAGAGAGGCAGATGATGATGCTGTCACTAACCGCATTGTCATGCCTTCGCAGGATATTGGTTTAGTACCATCAGGGGCAGACCTGTACTTTGACACAAACTCAGTTACTATTGCCGAATGGGATGATTTTATTCCCAATACAGGTAATCCGGGGGCGACAACTAAGAAATTGATGCCAACACCAGACTCTGGTGGTCATCAGTATGTAATGATTCCGGCCACACTTGCAGTAAAAGTTCCGGTTGAAGATAGGCAGTTGCTTGGTGAGATGGATGGTGTGTTCTGGTACAGCAACGTAGCAGATTTTCTTGCCAATCCTACACCTGTGGCTTTGGACACCATTACAGTGGGTTCTGATGTTTATCGGGTATTTCCAAATTGCAATAAAACAGATCAGTTTAATTTTCTTGCTATAAAGGAAGAATAAAATGGCCTATCAAAAGTCATTAAGTATAAGCAACCAACAGTCGTTGATTCAAACACTATCTACATTTATAACAGCCAATGGTTGGACAGAAGATTTATTGGACACCACTAACGAAAAAGCTACTTTTCACAAAGAAAGCTGCTATGTGTCGTTTCAGTGGGACAATAGTGATAGCATTGCTATGTACCAGTCTTTAGGTTATGCAGGTGCAGGGGCCAATCCCTGGGCACACACGGATGATTCTGGTAATGGGGTTGCCAGTACGTCAGGACCATTTACAACGGAACGCCGCATCAGTGGTATTGGTAATGGTTCATTCACTCGAACTGATTTTTTCTTGAGCACATCACCAGATGTTGTGTATGTTGTTCTGGAGTTTAGCCCCGGCATATACCGACACTTTGCGTTTGGTAATATTGCTAAGATTGGAGACTGGACTGGTGGTGAGTTTGTTGCAGGACACTACTGGACAACAGGTGGTACGTCAGACGATCCCGCGTATAGCTGGCATTCTGTATTAGCAGATGGTATAACTATTCAAAATTCAGCCGTTAAGGTGTCGGCCACTCTTCACTGTGAAGGACTTCCTAATCAAGGTGGTTCTGGCAAGTGGGGTGTTATTGGTGGTGCTAATATAACTGAGGGTACAGACAGGGGGGCTGTAGCTAGAGTTATTATTCAGGGGGGTTGTAGAGCGAGTACCTATCTCACCCAGTTTGGGTGGCTTCCATCTAACTTGGTCAATGCTTTTGTTCCTTTGATACCCATACCACTTTGGTATGTAGATGAAACACCTGTTGGCAATGACGAGTATTATCTGTTGGGCTTCTTGTCTAATGTGAAGCACCTTAATATTGGTGGGTTTACTGAAGCACAGGAAATCACTGTTGGTGGGGGTACTTGGATTATATTTCCTATCGTAAGAAAGAAGTATGATTTAGATGATACTCAACAGTCTTGGAATGGTGGCTTAGCATATAAGAAGGTTCCGTAATGGCCAACTTCGTTGGAATATCTCAGGATGATCACGGGCTGTCAGATCAACTTGGGGGTGTTAGTAATAACTACTCCGGTTGGCAATCTATTGCTGGCGTGGACCGGGCTAATTATACAATTGCAGATTTACAGCCCACACCGCAGGCAACTGCTGGCTACTTAACTACAGGGTTCGGTACTTCAAACCCCAGTGTAAATTATGTGGGACACACAGAACTTGCCCTTGGAGCCGGAGCCGAGTGGTTTGAGAAGGTCCATGTGATTCCTAGAGCTATCACTCTTGGTAACATCATTACGGAAGAAGTTTTTCAGGTCGAGTTATTCAACGCATTTAAAGAAACAACCCAAGAGTATGCCAGCTTTGCGAACAATGCGGATGTTGGAATAACGGACATAACTGATCCTGCGGTAACTCCCCCGGAAGATATTCTACCACTGCGAAGTATTGTGCTTGATTTCAATGTTGCTTCTGATGGAGCACCGAATATTGACGGTACGCTGGATTTTGAATTTACTGGTTTGTACACAGCGTACTTACCGGTTACTGGACAACGGTTGGTCTTGTTTTCATTCCGCCCTGAAGTTCCAGTTAAAGAAACATTGGAGTTTTTAACAACCGTACACGAGCGACTTGATGGGACAGAACAGAGAATTACAAAGCGAAAAAACCCCCGCCAATTATTAAACTATCGAGTTACATTGGATGCTGAGGACAGACAGGCACTGGACATAATGTTGTTTAACTGGTCGGCAAGTATCTTTGGTGTGCCCATCTGGTGGGAGCCATCGGTTGTTACTTCGGTCATCTCTATTGGAGATACTGTAATTAATGTTGATGATACCAGCTACGGGGACTTCCGAGTTGGTGGATTGGCTGTGGTGTTTACAGATCGTTTTACCTTTGATGCACTTGAAATAAGTGGTATTACTGCTAACACAATCACGTTTAATACGGCTGTTACTAATGCGTATGGTGTTGGATCAGAAGTATTCCCGGTGAGAACGGCAATTGTATCTGGAGCAGTTAGAAAACCAAAAAGACGACTGAATGTTCAGGATTTTGATGTTAATTTTGTGGTTGATAATAATGACGCAAACCTTGCGGATGCTTCTGCGTTTAATACGTTTAATGGTGCGGTTATTTTGGACGGCCCCAACTTAATGTCAGGGGACTCTCTTGGTGAATCATGGGAGCGACAAGTTACAGTCATAGATAATGAAACAGGCAGGATTCAAACTGTAAGTCGTCATACCTTTGGAAAACTATTGAGCACCAAGGGTTTCAAAACCAACAGCCGCCAATCCCTGTGGGAGTTGAGGCAGCTTTTGCATTATCTTAAAGGGAAGACGGTATCCTTTTATGTACCTTCTTTCTTTAAAGAGTTGACCCCCAACGCTACACTGGTTAGTGGGAATAGCTCGATGAGCATTGTTAATGTTGGCTATTCTGTTTTTGTTAATGAGAATGATCCTAAGAAGAATATTCGGGTCCACCTAACTGACGGAACAACCCTAGATAGAGTTATACAGGGATCATCTGTCATCAGCAGCACAACTGAACAGTTGACTTTAGATACAACTTGGCCAAGCAATATAGAGCCAGAGGGTATAGATAGGATTGAGTGGTTAGATCGAGTACGCTTGGACTCAGACGTGGTTGATATTTTTCACAACAATGCACTTGGTGAAGCACAAACAATATTTCCAGTAAAGGCAGTTTTTGAAGCATGAGTTTTGATGCAAAAGAAATAAGTCAAGCATCTGGCCAGCCGGTAGAGCTATTTGAGATTAGTGTTGGTTCAACGAACTATTTACTGACCAGCCATGAGGATGAGATTGTTGTTGGCCTGAAGACATACTCTCCAGAACAGATCAACCGGGGGGAGATTCAAAACACCATGGAAGATCATTCAGACGGTGTACAGGTTGAGCTACCAGCTACTCATGCGTTTGTGCAGATGTATGTAAATCTCATACCGTCCGACAGGCCCACACTGAAAATATTTAAGTCCCATCGGACAGACACACCAACTCCAGAAGTCATTCAGATATTCGATGGGTTTGTTCAGAGTGTCGGCTTTTTTAATAACGGAAGCATTGCCAGATTAAGTGGACTTCCCGCTACTGCAAGTGTTGGCCGAGAGATTCCTCGGTTTATGTATCAGGGTGTGTGTAATCATATTCTCTATGATGCCCGGTGTCAGGTGTCAGATGCCAGCTTCAAGTTTACTGGAGCTTGTGATACAGTGTCTGGTATTTCGATCACTGTTAATGGTCTTTCAGCGTCTAAGGGTTCTGGATGGGCGACTGGTGGGCATATTGAGGTTCCGGGGGTGAGTGACCAGAGACTAATCATTGATCAAACTGGTGATGTACTTACACTTCGATTACCGTTCCGGGTTGATGTGCTGGACGAAGTGTGCAACGTGTTTGCCGGTTGTGCTCACACAGTGGCTATATGTAAATCCAAGTTTAATAATGTTTTGAACTATGGTGGTTTTCCATTTGTACCACTTAAAAACCCCTTTGAAGTAGGAATTGATTAATGGGCTTTTGGGCTTTAGTAGCAATGTGGGCGATTTCTTATGTGGCGGCAGAAGCACTTCGTCCCAAACCAGATATTCAAGAGGCCAAGCGAGCATCACTGGGTGACTTCCAGTTTCCAACTGCAACACAGGGCCGGGTGGTTCCATTGCTATGGGGGACTATGAAGGTCAAAGGGCCAAACGTGGTTTGGTATGGAGACTTGAAACAGAAGGCGTTTACTCGTCATGTCGATCCCGGTTTGTTTGGGTCAACAAAAGAGTATGTGGTGGGGTATAGATATTTTCTCGGCGTTCAGTTTGCTTTGTGCCGGGGTACAGTGGATAAGCTCCTGCGTGTTTGGGTGGGTGATGATCTTGTTTGGGACACGGGACAAACAGGGGCAGGAACCATTACTATTAATAAGCCCAATCTATTTGGTGGCAGCGAACTCGGCAATGGTGGGATCACTGGCAATTTAGATTTTCTTGTTGGAGACAATTCTCAAGTAGCTAACACATATCTATCTGACTTTCAAAAAGAACCGGCAGTTACTGGGGATACACCTGCATACCGGGGAACCTGCTATTGTGTTTGGAAGCAGGGGTGGCTTGGCAACAGTACACAGATCAAGCCGTGGGCTTTTGAGCTTCAACGGCTGCCTAATCAACTGGGCATGTCTGCGGGTAAACACATCGTCAATACTTATGATGCCAATCCCATGTGCATGGCCTACGAAATAATGACTGATACCGATTGGGGTATGGGCATTGATCCGGCAGACATAGATACTGCGGGCTTTATTACTTTTGGTAATACACTGTATGATGAAGTAAACGGATCAACTAAGGGTAATGGTATAAGTCTTATGATTGATCGGCCCATAGAGGCTGGAGACTTGTTGATTGAGATTCAAGAGCAGTGTGATTGTGTATTCTATTTTGATCCTTTGGACCAAAAGTGGAAAGTCAATCCCATCCGTGGTGGGTATGATATTGACACCATCCCACAATTGAATGATGCTACCGTGAATGCTATTGAAGACTTTTCACGGTCAACGTGGGAGCAGAGTACCAATGCTGTAAGGATTTCATTTAGTAATCGGGAGATTGATTACGGGGAGGACTTTGCTCTTGCTCAGGATCAGGCAATGTTTCGTCAACAGAATGTCAACATTCCCTCTACTCGAAAGTACATTGGGGTTAAGGATGCGACCCTAGCAAACAGCCTTGCTTGGCGTGATCTTCGATCTGAGGGGGTCACTATGTCCAAGGCTACCGTAAAGGTTGATCGTGCCTTTTGGGGGGTTGCTCCCGGTGATCCAGTCGCACTTCAGAGTGATACACTTGGTTTGAATAAGGCAGCCTATCGGGTCATTAAGATAGATGGTGGTGATCCCATTGATGATACTATTACTCTATACCTGCTGGAAGATTTCTTTGAGTTTGCTGTTCCGTCCTTTGGTGATCCCGGTGGAACTGGATGGTCTGATCCAGAGGATGCACTTGTTGTTATACCTGCATCTGATCAAGTGGCCATGGAAGCTCCACGAGCTATCACAGTTCGTGATCCAGATGGGGCAGGAGCCAATCGGGTTTGGACTGGGGGTATTACTCAAGGTAATGAAGCACAGATTATTATTCGTCAGAGAAATTCATCTGGAACCCCGACAGGGGCATATTATGATTCTGGTGAACTTAACAACTCACTCTTAAAGGGCAAGTTGCAAGCCAACATATCTGCGGAGAATGGAACCAGCACTGTTTATATTCTTGCAGATCAGAGCACATTGGATGAGATTGAAGAATATTACGATGCCATTGGAGCTATCACATCTGGAGATATTGGTAGCCGGTTGGCAAACCTTATCTACGTCACAACAGACGCTTCAGACGATCCCGACCCAATTGTAGGTGAGTTTATGGCGTTTGAATCTTTTGATGTATTGACTTCTCCAGATAGAATTCGATTGAACAACACCCACAGGGGTTTGCTGGATACAGTACCTCAAACGTATTCAACCAACGATCCAGTGTACTTTATGGTGGGAGGTTTGGCAGTGACCTCGTTTTCACAAGGGAATAATGTTGACATTAAGTTAATTCCAAAGAGCACGTCTGATGAGTTGCTTGAGGCATCTGCTCTTGTGATGTCTGTGACATCAACCGAGCGAGAAGTTAAACCATACCCCCCGGCAGCCGTGCAAATAAATTCTGCTGATTTTCCGTCCACTACCAGTATTGATACTAACTATGGTACGGATGACGAAGATGGAATTCGATTTACGTTTAATCGACGAGACTTTAGAATTCTTGATGAGATTGTCAATATTGAGAATGATGCGGCTGATATAAACTCAGACTTTCCAACGGCCAACATGACTGAGTACCAGCTTGAGATCATTGAAGACCCCGGTGTTGGGGACGTGTCCTTGTTCACCACGGCGTGGGATGCTGCTTCGGTTGGCTATATTGATGCAACTCGGACGGAGATTTTACGAAATAACGCCGGAGTTGTTCCTTCAAGGTTGCGGGCCGAAATTTCTGTCCGACACCAATTAGGTGGAACTCAAATCAGTTTACAGAAGTGGACACACGATTTTGATATTTCTGCGTCTGAGTTGGATAATGATTTTCTTTACGGTGTGTTGGACCATGATGTAACCAGTAGTGCCAGAACCATTACTGCAAGCACGGCGGGAACTCATACATTTACTCTACCGGCAGCCATAGCGGGTGATGTTGAGTACCAATTAAACACTGGTGGTTGGCTGACTCTTATTACGGCTGGTGGTACATCTGGATCGGTGGTTGGTCTTATAGATACGGATATTTTAGAAATACGCCATAAAGATACAGCGACTGGAACGATTATGACGTTTCTGCGGTGTACAAACCCGTCAACCGCAGATGCTTACGCAATTTTATATAATTAGACTTGACAACCACCTGAGAATAGAGTATAGTTCTAAGAAGGATACACCATGGATGAAAAAGAATTGCGAAAGGTCGTAATGGATACAGTAAAAGAGACTTTGTTATCTCTTGGCATTGAGCCTCATGATCCCTTGGATATGCAAAAAGATTTTAGCTACCTCCGTGATCTTCGCTTGATGTCGGAAAGCATTAAAAGCAAGAGTGTTCTTACCATTATTGGTGCTCTTTCTTTAGGGGCACTTGCTATGATTGCTCTTGGACTCAAAAAATACTTCTTAGGATAGTTTGTTTTGGCTGCAAATAAAAATCTTAATACGGATGAAGTGGTTGGGGTCTATCAAGAAACAGCCTGTGTGCGGGAAACGGCTCGGCGGTTTGGGGTACACCGGAAGACTGTGCAGCACCACCTTCGCAAGAAAGGGATTGAAGGTCCAATTGCAGGTGGCTCCGTAAAGAGCATGACTTCTGAGCAGTTGGCACTTCCAGAATCTGGAGTCAAACGGTACATCCTAACCTGTGCTCAGAACAATACTCGAATAAATAAACCATTTTGGAATAATTTATTGGCTTTGGCAGTATATTATGAGGCTGAAGTTCATGTGTCTCGATTCACCTATAACAAGAATGCGTTTGGTAAACTATCCGTTAAGCCGGGGAGTGAGGAACATCAAGATACTTTATGGTACGCTCCAGAATTAAATATTTATGTTTCTGATGAGAGTCTGGAGATTGCCCCCGGCCTTGTCTGGTGTGGGGAAATGAATATTTTACCTACTGCTGTCAGACCACTATCCGGTTTGGAGACATACACTCGAAGACGCTCCGGTATTTTTCCGCATGTTAAGGTGTCTATGCAGTCTGTTGCATCCGGTCGTTTTCAGAACACCAAGTTTAATTACACCACGGGCACGGTAACACAACGGAATTACATTAAGAAAAAAGAAGGTTTGAAGGCTGAATTCCACCACCAATACGCCGCCACGCTTGTAGAGGTTGACGCAAGCGGCGATTGGTTTGTTCGACAAATATCTTCTGGACCGAGGGGGGAGATTCAGGATTTGAATTGCCTGTTCCAAGGGGGCAAGCTGGTAAGAACAGATCAAGATGTGGAAGCCATCTTTTGGGGTGATCTCCATGCGGCAAATATTGATGACAACATGGAAAAACTTAATTGGGGTGACGATGGTATTGCTAAAACGCTTAAACCAAAGTACCAGTTTATTAATGACGGTCTTGACAATGCTGCAATAAATCCACATAAACAGAAAGACCCCCATGAATTATTCAAGAATTATACAAACTGTCAGGACTCGGTTCAGGATGAACTCAAAGATTTTATTACTTTGCTAATATTCATTCAAGAATCCGGGGGCAAAATTATTTGCAGCTACGGCAACCATGATGACTTTTTGAATCGGTGGTTGAAGTGGTGTGACTACCGGGACGATCCGAAGAACGCACTCCTGTTCCTGCGGATTCAACTGGCCTATTATGAAGCTCTGGACCGGGGTGACTCATTCAACCCTGTCCGTTGGGCCATGGAACATCTGCAATGTCCTGAAGACATAAAGTTCTTAGATGTGGATGACTCCTACACAATCTGCAAAGACAGCATTGAGTGTGGCTGGCACGGCCACCTTGGGCCAAATGGTTCCAGAGGTTCGGCTGCTTCACTACATAAGATCGGCAGAAAGCTCTGTATCGGGCATAGTCACTCAGCCTGTATTATTGAAGGGCTGTATCAGGCTGGAACAAGCTGTGCGATGGATCAGGGGTATAATAATGGACCATCCAGTTGGTCACACACTCATATTATTATTTATCCAAATGGCCAAAGAACTTTATTGACTTGTTGGAACGGTAAGTGGAGGGGGGAGTAGTGGATAAAAACAGTACACTGTTGCATGAAGAAATTATGAAAATACTCCAGACGTTTGATTCTTTATCTCCGACTGAACGACACAAGCTGGATACCTTTGTCGGTAAGCAGACTGTTTTGCCAAAGAGAGAAAAGCCGTTTTTTGAAAAGGTGTTTGAATCTCTTCAATACATTCGCATTGTGATTAAATATATTATGTTTGATAACGAAGCTCTCCGAAGAGAGAATGCTTATTTTAGAAAAATGTTAAAGGAACAGAAGTAATGGTAGTAGATTTAATTGGTTTTGGATTTAAAAAGCGTACTGGCAAGGACTACGCTTGCAGCTACTTGGCTCGCAGGCTTTGGGAGAATGGTAGTTCTTCATCAGCCAGAATATTATCTTTTGCTGATCCGTTAAAGCATATTGCCCATACGCTGTATTCGTGGGCTGGAGTTTACTCTGCTGACTGGTACAAAGATCGTGGTGATCTTCCTGAAGATCGTGAAACAGTCTTACCTAAGATTGGCATGACCTACCGGGAGCTTTTAATCAAACTAGGCACTAAGGCAATTCGGGAGAATGTGTTTGAAGATACTTGGCTGGAAATCATGCGAGAGAAGATTGCCGTTAATCGGGAGCTTGGTTTTACCAGCCTGATCTCTGATGTTCGATTCTTGAATGAGTTAAGGCTTATTCAAAGTCTTGGTGGTATTGCTATTCATGTAGAACGACCGGACTTGACTCCAACGAAAGATGTGGCAGACTGTGCACTCGATGGACATGAACTTTGTTTTGATCACACCATCACCGCCAACACCGGAGAATTGGACTTACTTGAAGAGCAGTTAGAATCTATAATTAAAATGTATGATCTGGTAGAAAATGTTTGAGTTTAAAACCAAACCTTTTAAGCATCAAGAGCAGGAATTTGTAGAGCACGGACAGGACTCGGTTCGTGCTATCCTGTGGGAGCAGGGAACTGGTAAGTCAAAGGAAATGATTGACCAAGCGGCTTTTCTTTTTCTTGCTGGCAAGATTGATTGCTTGTTAGTTGTTTGCCCCCCCGGACTTCCTGAGAACTGGGTGGTGCACGAAATTACAACACACATGCCGGTAGATTATGAGGCTGTCTTTTATCAGACATCCAAGGCAAAAGGCAAGCGTTATCAGAGAATGCTCTCTAAGCTAATCAGAACGCCCGGCCTGATCGTGGTGGCTATGTCATTTAATTCATTCATTACCAAGACCGGCAGGGCATTCGCTAAAGAAGTCTTGACGAGTCGTAAGTGCTATTATGTTGTGGATGAGTGCCACAACATAAAGACCCCATCCGCAGAACGCACCAAACTGATTGTAGCTTCCAGTGAGCTTGCCCCCTATCGAAGAATTGCCGGTGGAACTCCGGTTACTCAAGGCCCGTTTGATTTGTACTCGCAATATAGATTTCTTGACCAAAAGTTCTGGTGGAAGGTTGGGTGTCGATCTTATGGAGCCTTCACTACCCGGTTTGGTGTCTGGCGTAGGGGTACAAGACACATTAAGATGCCGGATGATACGATTAAAGAACAGCATTACCCGGACTGTGTGGACTACAAAGATATTGCGACGATTGAACGGATGACGGCTCCCTTTCGTTCACGAGTGCTGAAGGAAGATATTGATGAGATTGATTTACCGCCTAAGCTGTACACCTATCGTTTCTTTGAGCTATCCAACGATCAAAGACGAGCGTATGACGCTTTGAAGTCTGATATGATGCTCCAGATTGGGGATGGTCTGGTGACGGCAACCATGGCCATCGTCATGCTGTTGCGACTACAACAAATTACCTGTGGGTACATCCCACTGGATACGGTCGATGATGATGCTCCCTTACACCGTTTTGCAGGCAAGAACCCAAGGATTGAATTGCTGAAAGAGATCATGGAAGAAACTTCACACAAGGTTATTGTGTGGGCAAGGTTTCGGCAAGACATCGAACAGATCAAAGAGGCTTTACAAGAACGATGTGTCACATACTACGGGGCGATGGATGTCACGCAGAGAAGTGAAGCCAAGCATCTATTTAAGACTTCTGATTCTGTTCAGGCAATCGTGGCGACTCCGGCAACGCTTGGCGAGGGGCATACATTGACTGAAGCCCGGACGGTCATTTATTACAGCAATGATTTCAACCTGAAAAACCGGCTCCAGTCCGAAGACCGTGCCCACCGCATTGGGCAAACCAACAAGGTTCTTTATATTGATCTGGTGGCCCAAGGGACAGAGGACAAGCACATTGTGGACTCGTTAAAGAACAAGTACGATATTGCTGCTGAATTAAATGGAGACAGGTTGAGAGAATGGTTACAGAAAATATAAATAATTAGTTTGACTTTTCGATTTTTTGTGATATACTTATAACTGATACCCAAGGAACACACTAACATGCCTGAAATTAAAGACTTAGATAACGTATCGTTTGACGCTTTTACCGATGTGGTTGACCCCGCCGAGATTGAAGATCGGCTGGAAAAGATTATGGCCTACGGGGAAAAAATGGCTGTGCTTGATTCTGATATTGTTGACTTGCAGGCCAAGATTGACATCAAGAATCGGGAGCTTAAAAACATATCCATGGAAGTGCTGCCGGAGCTTTTGAATGAGGCTGGTATGACTTCCTTTGTCTTGAACAACGGTAAGACAGTGGAGCTTACTGACAGCATTCAAACCAGTATTATTGCTGCCATGAAGCCGCAAGCGTTACAGTGGTTGGAAGACAATGGGTATGGGGGTATGATTAAATCAAACATTGTCGTCAGCTATCCGAGGGAAGAAAAGGCATTGGCCAATAAGCTGATGAAACAACTTCAAGCCCGTAAGACGGTGGTTTCTTCCGACATTAAGCAGGAAGCCAATGTCCACGCCGGAACACTCAAGGCGTGGGGCAAGACTATGTTTGAAGAGGGGGAAGGTTCCAAGATACCCACTGGCTTGTTCAGCACCCATCGTGTAAAAATCGCAAAGGTGAAGTAACAATAAACTTTTTATTTTTTTAACCCTTTAGACGGAGAAATATTATGTCTAAAAAGGAACAGGAAGCACTTGCCAAGCGTGAAGCTGGTGCGTTGGTTACAGTGGATTTTGGAGTGGACGAAAGTTACGCTCCAGATATTCAAGCGGATGAGAGGCGTGTGCCATATCTCATTCTCTTGCAAGATAACACCCCAATGGTGAAAGACCCGGAGCAGAAGATTCCGGGTGCGGAGCCGGGTATGTTGTTTAACAGTACCAGTAAGGAATTGTATTCTTCTGACGGCGGCGTGGTTTTTGTGCCCTGCCTCAAGGAACGGTTCTTCATTGAGCGTACTGCCGATGATGATGCCCGGTTTGTGGCTCGTCTTGAGTGCAATGATCCCGTGGTGATTGAAGCGGTCAAGGGTGGTCGCAATGACAAGAATGATTACGTCAACCCCAATAATGGTAATACCCTGACGGACACCCGGTATCTGTTCGGGTTCATCCTGAATGAAGAGAATGTGGCTGATTCCGATCCAGTCATCATTCCGTTCAAGAAATCAAAGATCACGGCGATCACGGATATGACGGATGCGATTGATAAGTTCAAACCGTCCCGTGGCAAAGGCTGGCCGTTCTTTGCGTACCGGTTCCGTGTCAGCACCTATTACTGCCCGGACAACAAGGGCTATTATCGCTTGAAGATTGAACCGGCTAACGGAACGCTGGCGGCATCTTTAAACTTGCCCGGTGAGTCTGATGCAGTTCTGGCGTTTGGTAAAGCATTGGTTGATTCCATTAAATCGGGTGAGAAAGTGGCTGATTATGACGATCAGGCTGCGGTTCCAAGCGGTTCCGGTTCGGTGGATGCTGACGCTCCCTTTTAGCCAAGAATATAAATTCTGATGTAAGTTGGTCGTTGCAGATGAACAGGCATATAATAATAAGTCCTGTTCATCGTTTTTTCTTTGGAGGCGGAGTGCATAATACAATTGAAATAGTTACTGGCTCGGTTGATGGTTTGATTACACTAGAACTAGAGGAAGCGGAAGCACTCCGGGATACACTAGATCATTCTATCTCAAACGCCTATACCATTTATGGACCTACCTGTGTGGGTGTCAAGCAATTAATTGATTTGAATAAACTAAAGGTATCAGTACAAGCCAAGGTTAAAAGCAAAAAATAATGGATATTTCAGAAATAGATAGGTTGAATGAGAAACATTCCATGGTCGATGTCATTACTCCCAGTGTGGAGATAATCACGCCATTGAATATTCTTCACGGCATGGAACAGCGTATTGAAATGGCTGGTAGGGTTTGTTATAAATCCGAAGCTAAAATCACGGATGAATCGGCAAGTAAGTTTATTAAGATGTTGATTAAGTCTGAACATGTGTCCGTGATCGAGCATGAGATTGTTACGGCTCGGTTTATATTAGATAGAACTGCCAGCCACCAGTTGGTGCGTCATCGTATCGCTGCGTATTCACAGGAAAGCCAACGATATTGTAACTATGGCAAGCGTGGGTTTCAATT